CTTCAGGAACGCCATGCCGTCGGAACTTTGTTTGCCGTCCCTATTGTTTACTTTGATGACAACCATGTCAGTACATGAAGCACCTTCACACTCCACCAAATAAAGTATGCTCCTATGATTATTTTTGTTACCTGAATGACAGTTTCAAATCTGCTCATTTGCTTCTTTGTATAACTGTTGAATGAACCTCTTAATGCCCTGTACCTGACCTTCGTTCATGAACACCGCCTTCAGGGTTTCGAACTCGCTATTCCTGATTGCCGTGTCGTACTTTATTTTATCGCACAAGTCGTTCGCCTGATTCTCAATGACAGCCCATTTCGGGTCTTGCAATAGGGCTTTAATCTGCTGTTGTTCGCCCTTGGTTAACATCAGAAGGGTGCTGAATTCATCTCACTTGCCTGTGCTACGCCAGCGTTCATTGACGGCGGTTCAATCTGACTGACAACCCTCGGTGCATTGATGTCCTGTCCAGGTTGCGGTGCCTGTACGACTCCCATAGCCGTGTTGTCTGGCGGTGTCTTTCCTGCCTGCCCAGGCGTGTTCTCATTCGGCCCCAAAATCAGCTTCTCTTCAGGTTGCTCTGGCGCAGGATTCAACCATGCTTCAGGCAGAATGTCCTTCGGCTCTTTGTCGTATAACTTGATGATTTCACTGACCGCTTTCTGATACAACTCAGGCGGTTGACTTAACATCGGAAGAATCAGGTTGTACATTTCCAAATCTTGCGCCTTATCTACCTGCTTACTCGGCGTAAGGATAGATTGTCCCTGAACCTTGATGATACCCTCCCACTGAAGGGCACTCGGCTTTACTCGGAAGAACTGTTCCTCTTTGCTTTCAATCAATTTCCCAGTAGCGTCCTGCTCAATGGTGAGGGGGAATTCCTTGAATACTTTGGCTTGAAACTGTCCCTCTTCATTCCTGTCCCACAATTCAGGGTCACCCTGTGTTTCTTTCAAGTACGCCTCAATAATCGGCCCCTCCGTGATGGTGTACACTTCAGGAATCGAATACATCAACTGAATCAGTGAAATCGTGATATAGGCCTCCTGTTCAAGTGCTTCAATGACATTCTGTAGGGGGTTCTTCAACCGCTTCAAGGCGGCCTCCTTACTTTGTGCAATCTCAAACGCCGTCTTACCAGTCACATTGCCCAGCAAGGGGTCGCCAATTCCGCTGTCCTCATCGAGGTCAGCACGGAACTGTTGCAACCCCTGCCAGGCCTCAGCACCAGGACCAGGAACCTGAAGCCATGAAATATTCTTTGGGTCGAGGACTTGTTTACCAGCCCCTGGTGCAATCTTAATATCCCCTGTTTCAGCAAGGGATGAAGTACCCTGATAGAAGAACATCTTGTAAATGCTCAGGGTTAACTGGTCGATTGTCATATTCCTGATACGGTCTAACAGGGCTTGGTCAAACTGAATTGCCTCGTAAATGCCAATCCCGTAGGGGCATTCAGCATGCCGCAGATTCCAGTAAGTTTGCCACAGGGACAACTTCTTATTCCCATTGCCGTCACTGATTGGGAGAGGCGACATCACTACGGGTACACCGTTAATGATGACCCAAAAGAGGTCTTTCAGTCGGTTCTCGTAAAAGTACACCTCTACCAGTCGGGTGTCCTTATACCGCTTGGTAACATCACTCGGCGATTGGTCAGTCACTTCAGTCGTCACACCGCCCTGCTGTACATACTTCCAATTCGGCCACATGCCGAACTCTTCTTCAGCGGCGTCCATCGAGTACACCTTACGCCACGCCCAATCTCGGATTGAGAACTTGTTATTGGGTTTCGCCATGTCATCAATCCACACATTCCGAGGGTCTAAATTTTCCCTCATGATGTCATTGAACTCCGTGACCTCCTTTTCCTCGTATACGGACTTTGAGGGGTCTTCCTGATTGTACTCCATCAACACCTTCGTCTTGCGTGCAATTCTCAAGGGGTAAGTTCGTGCAACAGCCCATCCGTACTTGGCTAAATTGAAAACAAATAATTTGAGTTGCTGTACTGAATTGGCATATTCCCAACTCCTTTTGTACAACTGCTTCATCAACTCGGTCGTCTTTACATACTTCTTTGAAGTCGGTGTAAACACGCCAGTCGGGTTCTGGTCTACCAAAATAGAAAGCGCAACCTGAATCTTTACAAACGGATTCGGTTGCGAAATGTCTGACTGCCAGTCCGTTGTACCTAAATTGACTAATGCTCCCCTCCATCCCTTGTCCTCATCGGTTGCTACAACCTTCTTGCCCTTTGTGTTCAGTCGGTGAGGAACATAATCCCTGTCAGCATTAGCCCATACAATATCAATATTCGTACCATACACATCCTGACGGGTTTCTTTCAGTTCGCTGATTCTTGTTTTTACAAACTGAAATTCCTCTACCTCTGTCCCTTTCAACATCTTCTCACTAAACACCTTCTTAGTGTCTTTGGGCATTGTTGTAGTAATCGGGTATTACGGGTTCCCTGTTCATGAGCATCAATTTCTTCTGCACTTCATTCATTGGCGGCTTTGCTTTCCGTTCATGTAATGACATCAACATATAACGGTCAACATCGGCCGCATGGTCTTCGCCCATTGAGTCCAAATCTTCGGGCTTATTCTCATCATGCACCAGTGCAGGAATTGTCCTGATGCTATTATAGCATGTATTGAAATACATCAACAGTGGGGGTTTATCAACTTCCCAATACAAATACTGATGCATCAACGCCCATCCATCAATCCGTCTGTTGGAAGCTGGAATAAAGACAATCCCATGACGTGCGAAACTTTCAGCAATCGTCTGACCCCCATAGGCATCAACATACCCTGTACGGGCGAAAATAGACGGGTCACACACACTGTACTCATATGTTTCACCCACTGACAGTCGGTTGATTTCATTTGCTAACTGGTCAACATTCAACCCCTTCACATACAACTCCCTGTAACACCATAAACGCCCATCATAGTCAAGTGCATACCACTTCATACAGGCAGGTGCTTCACGGCCGTGGTCATATGCCCGAAACCGTTTCCAAGTTGGTGGAATAGCGAATGGAATAGCGACATGCTTCTCCTTATCCCACTCGGCAAAATACTGACCCTCAAATATCTCCCAATTGCCATCCCAATAGGCCTTCCTCAACTTCTCTGGTAGACGCTTTAACTCTTCTAGATAGGAGAGCGAATTGTGAGGGTTATCGGCAGGCAATGACTTTATGAATTTGAAGTCCGACCCAGGCGGGTCGTCCTTGTCAAAGTGTCCATCTACCCAAAGCTTCTTTACCCACAGATGCCCCACCTCTCCAGGATTAGTACCTGCGATAAAAGCTGTATCGTCTATCCCTGGCCATCTGATGATGCTACGGAACTGGTCAAAGACAGTCCTCTGGTTCTTCGTGAGCTCGTCAACAGCAACCATTGCGAACTCACTTGAGGCATACTTGCTCACATCGTCCAGGTTTCTCAGGGCAATCACACCGCCCCCAAATTGGGGCTTTAGGATGTAGCTCATTCCCTCAACCTGTGAGCCGCTCAATGAGCCCAACCATTTGGGGAATTCTTTGTTTATCTTGGTAATCTGCCTGTCCCGTAGCGCAGGGTAGTCCTCACAAAAAAGGCCTACACGCACCTGTGTATGCCCTCTCTTGGCCCATTGCAAGAGTTTGCGCAGCAAGGCCCATCGCAATATGTATGACTTGCCTCCTCCCTTTGCCCCTCCATACAGCACATACCGATACTGGTCGGTAGCCGACAAGAACTCTTGCTGTCGCTCGGTCGGGTTTATGAGCTGTTTGAGGGATTTCGTGCTCATACGTCAATCTTGAGTGAGACCTCCTCCTTTTGCTCTACAATGTCTGGGAACAGCTTGCGGAACATATCGGACAGAAACCTCTCATTCCCCTGGAAGGCTTTAGTGACGAACACATCCTTCAGAGAGTACTTGCCCGTCTTGAGCTTTTGAAGCAGCTCGTCTTTAGACAGCTCACCCATAAACATTCGCCACAGTAACTCGGCATCCGCCTTCTCCTGATATGCGCTTTTGCGCCCTCCTCCTTTGTTCCCAGGATTACCTCTAGGGTTACCCATTGTGAGAATGTTGTCAGAATTGACAACAGATTAGACACATTACGACAAAGACTTTACAGCACTTTGTCTAGGTTTCTGCATACTGCATACTCCTATGTACTCCCTACACTATACCCCATAGAGCACTACTATGCAAGGAGTGGATAACGCCTGTCCCTTCTTGGGGCTTTTTTGGTGCTCTCTCTATGCATAGGCAAAGCCCCTCGATGTACTCTTGGGGCTTTTTTGGCTTGCCTATTATGTTTTGTAGTGTTGTTGTGCGTTTATGTTATTTCGTGCCCTCTTTGAGCAGTTCTGGCTCTCCAATGTAGGTGTCGGAATGAACGAAGCTATTTTGGGGCAAAACCTTGCACTCCCTGCACTCG